GACCCGCCAATTCCGCCAGAACCAGCCGTTGTTACGATTGTTCCAGTATTAGCTGTTAAAGTATTATAAATGATTGCTACTACTCCACCTGCTCCTCCTCCGCCACCACCGCCGCCACCAGTGCTACCACTACTTGTTCCATCAATCCCATTGCTCCCAGCAACAGTTATCCCATTTGTAGTTGTAAAATTTAATGCTCCACCAACTTCAATTATCATTCCTCCGCCTCCACGACCTCCAGTTCCGCCGCTAACACCTGGACCATCACCACCTCCTCCACCTCCTCCACCTGCTCCAACTGAAACTTTAATAAATTTTCCAACAATATTTAACGCATATTTCAAAGAAGAATTAACTGCTGTAGCTCCCGCTCCAACACCACCGGCTGCTCCAATCCCGCCATTACCGCCAGTAGTTTCAATAATATTTGCTATTCCGTTAATGCCAACACTGCCAGTAGTTTGTGCGGCACCACCCGCACCGCCAGTTGCTCCAGTTGAAGTGGCATAAATACAAGGAGCAGATGTGCAAGTAATTGTTACATCTCCTTTTGATTTTAATATAATAATTGTTCCACTTGCGTAAGGATTTGAAAATGAAACAGTGCTTGTTCCTGTTATTGAAATAGATGAAAAATTAAAGACTTTGGTTGAACTTGATGTTAAATCAAATACTGTGGTTGTTGCTACAAAAGCTCCATCAGCTCCAGTTCCTCCAAATAAACTTGAAGCGGCAATACTTATTGAACCAACCGCATTTGTTATCGTTATATTGTTTCCGGCAGTTAAAGTATTCGCCACCCAAGCTGTTCCAGAAGCGATTGGAATTGAACCTACTCCATTGGTTTGTAAAGAACTAAAAGCATCAGTTCCGCTTGCCATTACTAATCCCTTATTAAAAGAAGATGAATTATTAGTCCCACCTTTATTTATTGGCAAGGTTCCTGTCGCCGAAGCGTCATTGGATAAAGTGTGGTAGTGTCCGGGATTGCCACTTGTGGCGTTGCTTAAAGCATCATTTATGTTTGTTAAAGATGAATTTACATTTGTGCGGAAAATATTTATAGTATCGGTAAGTTGTGTTTGCGATATAGTAGCCCCTAAATTATTTTCTTTATAAGAAAAATATCCAATAGATGATACTATCGTTAAAATTACTACTCCTATTATTGTTATTATATTTATAAATCCTTTATTATTTTTCATATTTAATAATTTGGGTATATTTTTTTTGATTACAAAATATACAAAGAGGTTGGATATTCTCTATATTGTCTGAACCGCCTTTTGAAAGTGGAATAATGTGGTCTTCGGTTAATTTAATTTCGGGTTCTTGTTTTTTACAACAAGGACAAGTCCAGTTGTATTGTGCTTTTAGGGTTTGCCAATCAGTAAAAAAATGTGAACCACCATTTGTTATTTTCTGTATTTTACGATGCCTTGACCTAAAAGAATTATATCCTAACATCTTACTTATTCCCCCTTTCCATTTGAACGATAATTTACCTTTTTTAAATTCAGTTTTAGGAGAATATCTTTTACCTAAATTTGCTTGTCGTATTTTTTCTTTAGATTCTTCTGTATGTTTATTCCCAGTATTTCTTCCAATCTTCCCAATTAAAGATAAACTAACTTTTTTTCTTGTTTCTTCTGACATTTTTTTACCTTTATTCCAAATAATCCCCCCATTAGTAAAAAAACGTTTTTTAGCATTTTTCATTTTCTCTCTTGATTTAATTGTCATTTTGCTTCCTTTCTTCATAATTTAATTTTTTGTTATATTTGTCCATACTTGTTGCGTTAAATCGGCAAAGGTTATATCCTTTAATTTCTCACCTGAAGTAAAAACCACATCTTCAAAAGTAAAATTCGCCAAATCGCTTAATAAACTCTCATTACCGTGTTTAAGTATTTTCTTAAATACCGCCGTATTTTTTGAAGCATTAGACCAACTTGCCGTATTTTTTGATTGATTTGTGAATGTAGCCATATTATCTGTGATTTATACCCGCTGTCGTTATTAATTTCCGTCGGTCTTGTTCTCTTCGCCCATAATGTTGTATTATCAATTTTTTCAATCTTTCCACTTCCGCCATTAACATCGGAACTCTATCTTTTTTATAACTCTGACAATAGGGAATAGCCGCCATATAAGCCAAAATCATATGATAAGGCGAAGCAAAACCCGGAACTTTTGTGCCTGTCGTCACTTCGGCCGCTGTAAATATGCTCGCTGTTCTTTTGAAATAAATCTTTAATCCCGAAGCCAAAGTTACGGAAACTCCGTTATCAGGAGCGGGATAAAGAATAATTGACGCTCCTTGCTTGTCATAATACAGAGGAAGCCCGTCTGTTTTATAAAATTCATCTATTGCTTCATTTATCTGCGATTTATCTATTGGATAAAGTATTTGCCAAATACCGCTTATGTCTTTCACTTCCGCCCTTTCTATTTCCAGCATCGCCGAATCAAAAGCGTAATCATTCTGCGAATTTACAAGCGTAGTCGTGCCAATGGGAAAATCGGTATAATTTTGGTCATCGAATTGCCACAGCCCATCGCAACCCTGTATAAGCATAATAATATATTCATAGGCAAAATTTATACGCCTTAATTTATCCGCCGAAGGATAAGATGTGTCGTTACTATCACAAAGTGTATTTAATTCTGCAATAATATCTGTGATTATCATATTTTATTTATTAAGATTTCCATAATTATTAGTTTTTTTGTGGCATTTCGCACACAATGTCAATCCATTATCTATTGCGAAGCGAAGTTCGGGAAAGTTGGCAAATGGTTTAATGTGGTGAGGATGTAATTCATAGCCCCGAATTCCACATTCTTGACAAGTCCAATTATCTCTGACGAATACTGCTTCACGCCAAAGACGAAATTCAATGCCCGCTCTTATTTTTTTATTTTCATTAGAAACTCCCCCTTTCCATAAGTGGCTCTTTTTTCCTTTTCTCGATAAAGCCATATTTTTTCTATGTTCAATAGTTCGTGGTGGCATTTTAATACCAATATGAGCTTCGCTAAGTTTATTTTTTTCATCTTTTGTCCAGGGTCTATTTTTATTCCAAGAGATAGAACCTTTTTTGCTTTCTCCATAACATTTTTGCGAACAATATTTACTATCTAATGTGAAAAAGTAACAAAGAAAATTCTTTGACAAATAGAACATTTTTTCTCAAAATCTATACCCTTATTCCCGTGAACTTTAATTTGGGTTTCAATTATTGTAGCCATTTTATATTATTTGATTAGCCATTTCTGGTTGTTTAATTGTTTGTGGTTGTATAGTTTGCTGTATGGCTGGCTGGTAAAAATCAGCGGGGCTTAATCCGCTTGCTTCAAGAATGGCATTAAATGTTTTGGCTACTCCGGGCATTTTCATTGCTTCGGAAAAACCTTGCGGATTAGAAATAATGAAACGAAAGATATTAACAAGTTTATCGGTAAATTTAATCATATCCTTTTGTTTGCCGGCAATGGAAATACCGATATTGACAGGCATATCCTTAAATTCATCTTTTATAATTTTAATAAATCTTTTATTCCCGCCTTTCATAAAATCATCTCTTACCATTTGTTTATGAGCTTCAATTTCTTCAAAAGAAACTAATTGTCCGCTTAATATTTTTTCTTTAATCATTTTATTGGATTCATTAACAACCAAACTATCAGCGACATATTTTAATTCGTCCAAATCCAAATCCGAAAGAAATTCGCTTCCTTGATTGATTTCTTTGACTATTTTAGGAATAATCCAATTTCGATATATTTCTTCAATAAATATCGCATACTTGCCCATACGATATTCGTGATAACTCATAGAAGTATTAGTTATAAGTTCTTGGAGCTTGAATGGAGTGCCAGCGGTGGGAGTTTCGCCCATTAAACTTTCCGTGGCCATTCCCGTTTGTCTGGCGTGATTTTCCATAATTTGAATAAAATTATCAAAAAGCGCCATTGTTTTAGGAGAAGTATCTATTTGTCTGACTTCTTTTCCGTCTTCCACAACCGTAATTTCAAGATTATCCATATTCTGAAGCTTATTGCGATTGGCAAACGCAGGGTCATTTGTCTGAAAAATAATCTTTGAAGCGGCATCAAGCATATCCTTAATTCTCATTAACCCGTAATTCGCCCATACTTGAGGTTCAATAAGTTCTTCAACACCTCCAAATCCCAAAGCTCTGTTATAAATTTTATCAAATCTAATCTTAAATGGCAGTTTTTTTTCACTGCCCTTAAATAAAGTAATGCCGTGTTTTTTCTTGTCTTCCCCTGTATAAAAAGTGCAGATATGAAGTTGGTGAGTATATTCTTCATCTTCTAATAAAGAATCGTCATCGCTTAACCAAGATTTCGGAAACATTCCGTGAACTTCATAAACTTCAATATATTTGCCCGGAGTTTTAGATTCTTTACCCGATTTTTGATTATCAGTTTTATATTCTTTTGCCAACGCAATAACCCTGTCAATTTCTTTCCAACCTTTTTTTTCCATTTCTTTAAGCTGGTCGGGAGAATACTGATGCCTTATGGCTATCGGCCCGGAAAGAATATCTGTCTGGTCGCAAAAAGCGATTGATTGCCAAGACACGACTTCGGGACAAATATCGCCGGTATCTTTGACTAATACTCCCCCAAAATCAATATCAGTTTCCGAACCTTCATCAATAAAAGTATCAATCTTATATTTTGCCGCAAAACGCTCGTGAAATTTCTTGATTAAAAATGATTTCCAATAATTTTTAGCCGAATCCACGAATAATGTAATATTTTTTACATCAAATCCCTCCGTCCTATAACGAAGCCGAAGAATGGGAAGAATTATATTTTTTGTGGCTTTATTGTCCGTTTTGCCGGTTAAAAGTTGTCCGTATTTATAAATAACGCTCTTTTTAATATGGTCATACATATTCCAATCCCAATTTTCCACCACTGGAATTGGCAATCTAAAATTAGCGGTTTCAGTTGTTATAAATTCGTAAATATTATTCATTAAATTATATTTTTATAAATTTTTTCTATATGTTCTAAAAATTGTTGTTTAGATAACGCTTTTTTCATAAAATTACAAATTTTACAACAAGCTACTGAATTTTTTAATAAATAATTTTGATTATTATCTACCCTATCTATCCCTCTTGGTTTTTCTTTTTCTCCACAATAATAACAAGGTGATAATATAATTTCTCGGAATTGATTTATTGTTATATCTGTTTCTTGTCCTTTTATCCTTGCTCTATGTTGTAATTGACGATATTTTCCATTTAATGTTTTTTCGTATTGTTTTCTATACTTGATTACTTTCTCTTTATTTCTTTTAACATATCTCTGAACATTTCTCACCATTTCTCTTCGATGAGTTTTGGCATAAAGTTTATTTTTTTCGTCAATTTCTTCTTTGTTATTTAAATAATATTCTTTCTGATATTTCTTGTTGTAATTTCTTACCCATTCTTTATTCTTTTCCCGCCAGATTTTTATATCTAATTTTCTTTGTTCTTTATGCTTCTCACGAGATTTTTTAGCAATCGCTTTATTTTTATCTAAATTATCGTGATACCATTTTCTTTTTATCGCTAATTTTTCTTCTTTCGTTTTTTTAATTAATGGATGCGGAAACTTTAAATAATAATCGTGTTGGTATTTTCTCGCGTCCTCTATATTTTTATAAGCCATACTCTTATATTTTAGGATGTGGAATTTTAATTTATTTTCCACATCCTAATTTATAAGAATTATAGTCTGATTATTTTAACAAGTCAACCTGTTTTCCTAATCAACTAACATTTATGTCAAATAATATTGGCTTTACGCGAGTCCAAGCTTTACCCTTATAATCAACGCGGCTTACCACGCCGATACCTGAAGTTAAAGCTGGGTCTTGAGTAATCACAATTTGGCCGTAAGTGCTTGAAAGAATACCAAGATGATAAAGTTTCTTTACTCCGGCAATAACGTGATTAGCAGCTAATTGATTGGATTTATAATGAGTAATACCCATATATTCCACTCCGCCTTTCACACCTCCTTTCAATGCGGTGTCTGCTGTTGAAAATCCATTCTGCGTCATATATGTAGTTAGGATTTGGAAATCAGCAGGCCTCCACACGATAAAAGCTCCGTTTCTTTCAAATAATTCATCGCCGCTTGCCACACTTATTACACGAATAAGGTGAGTGACAATATCGTCAATATTAGTTAAAGAAACAGTTATTGTAGTAGTATCTGCCACTGACCCACCAGAAATATCGCCAGCGCCAAAATCCGTTAAATTGGCGTGGTCTGCGTAAACCGCCGCTTCAATTTTCCTATTCAAAAGAACGCCTTGCCGAGTGGCAAGTTCCATTTGTCCAAGAAGCGTTGATTGAGCCAAATCAGCCCTATCAATAAAGCTGGCGCCGACATAAGTAGAATCAATAGTAATACTCTCATCAGTTTCCGTGATGGGTTGCATTGTATACGGAGTCCCACGGGATAAAGTTTGAACAGTCGGGTCGGTCAAATAAGGATTGTGAAAAACTTTCACATTCGTATATTCAACACGACAGATGTCCTTAAACTTTGTCGGCTCGTCAAGCTGTTCTTGAAGCCGTGTAGCCCATTCTTCTGCGTATATTCTTGTGTTGTCGTAGCCCATAATTAAAGTATTTTAATTTATGACTACGCCGACTTAGAATTAACCTATTACTACGGAATCAGGAGCAAATTTACTTTTATCTTGTTCGGTTTTAATCCGATTATTAAGCACTTCTCTGCGAAGGTTTTTATCCGGAATATCCGAAAGTTTAGCTTTTCCGCTGGCAATTTGAGCTCCCCAATAATCTAAATCTTTATTAGAAGTTCCCCGATTACCTCCTTGTGGAAGAGCATTTTTAGTAATTCTTGCCTCCTTATTCTCTTGAAGTTTCTCTTTAATATAATTAAAGTTTACAACTTCTTTGAGGTTTTTTCCCGTAGTTTTTACTTCTTGAAGAATATAATTTTGGTCTTCCTCTTCGGTAATACCTCTTGCTCCTTCAAGATAAGCTAATTCTGCGTAATCAAAACTATCTTTTTCCTTTTTTTCTGGAATTTCTGGCTTTTTTTCAAGTTCTTGCTGTTTTAATTCCTTTACTTTTTCAAGTTTGGTCTTAAAACGTTTCGCAATACCTTGATTTTTTAAAGCCAAAGATTTCCAGTCGGTTGTGTCAATTCCTTCATCGTTTTTTATTTCAACAATGTCTTCAACTGACTCAACCTCTAAATCTAATTCATTATTTGCCATAAATGATAATGGGAATTATTTATGTTTTTTGGGATAATAATAAGCCCATAAACACTTTTATCCCAGAGTGATAACTGTTAAAACCTTTTTAACGAGAGGTATAACTCCGTAAATTAGTCAGCCGCTGTTATTTCTCTTATATCGGCGACCAATTCAGTCGCTGAATATCTAATAAAATTAATAACCGCTTCATTTACTCCGTTAATTACATCCGCGTTGCTATCTACCCCAACAAGAGTAGTTGATGCCCCAGCAACAATTAAAGTTGAAGAGCCAGCCGTTGCGTTGGTATTCCTAAATAAAATACTAAATCTATCCCCATTAGTCGTCAGACAATCGGCAAATAAAGAAGCCGCTGTCGGTAAATTAACAATCGCTGTAGATGAAGCAATCCCCGCCCAATCCCCTTTTTGAACAACCGAATTATCGCAAACTTGAGCCGCCGTTAAAGTCGCAACCGCCGATGAAGCCATATTAAGAACAGAACCGGTCTGTCTCGGCATATTGATTCTTGTTTCCGCTAAAAATTGCTCATCGTTGGTATGAGTCGGACCGGGTGAAGCTCCAAATGGCACATATTGAACTGGCCTCATTAAATAAAGACCGCTTACCAATAAAACAGCTCCCGCTAATACTATAATCGCTATATTTTTAATCATTTCATTTTATCTTTTTTAATCGACCTTTTACAAAAAAGCTCTATTGGTAGAGCCATTCTTGCTTCCAAAAAAAACTCTTGTAAGAAATCTTTGGAAGCACGAATAGCTCTACCAAATTTACAAGAGTTTTCTAATTATTTATTTATTTTAAATCTGTAAAATACTAATTGTTGTCGTTCCTGTTCCAATTCCATAAATTGCGCCGGTATATAAACTATCTCCGCTTAAAATTAAAGTTGAAGACGCTTTTAACCATAATCCATAATCCGCGACTAAATTAGTAGTTGTCGCTGAAAGCCAAGCATCATAAACGCCAACATTGCTAAAACTTCTAAATTGAGCGTTGCTCGCTCCCGCCAACCATAATTTAGCGGTAGTTGTAGCAGTAAGAGTTGAATTAGTCCCTAATGCTGAATTACCGGATATTTCCCCGAATTTTTCCTCTTCGGATATAATAATAAATACAAATATCAAACTTACTATTATTGCCGTTATAGTTGCTAAAATTATATTATTTTTCATAAATCTATTTCCATTAACGACCTTTCAGCGCGCTTGGTTCGCATTATCTCCTATTTTTTCTTCTTTTTTTGAATATTTAGATAATTGCTTAAATCCCAATTCTAAAAAGTTTATCCCTTCCGCCATAGCCATAACTCTTTGGCCTATTTTAAGCGGGTCATCGGCAGTCATCGCGACTCCCATAAAGGAATTTCTTAAAGGATTAGGATTTTCGCCCTTTTTAAGTGTTCCATTTTGATAAATCTCCCACAATAAAACCTTTTTAACGGCTTGAAATTGCTTTTGATTATCAAAAAACATCTGAATAGCCAGTATTTCACTATCATCTAAAATTAAATCTATGTCTTTCATTTTAATAATAAATTAATGCGTTTATTTAAAATTTGCCTAAAAGCATCGGAAAACATCAATCGTTTTAATTGAAATGGTTTTAATATTATTTCCGATTTTAACCCTTCTTTTTTTACAATTAAAATCGCCTTACCCCTTAATGTGTCCGGTTTAATCATATCAAATATCTCAAATAAAGTATTACCTTCGTATTTTGTTTCCTTGCCAAAAATGTTTAAAGAAACTGAATACAAACTATTAGGAATTTCTTTTATTGGCTCTTTGGGCTTTTTTAAAATTGGTTTTTCTACAACCTTTTTCTTAATTAGTTTTTTCATATTTACATTATAGCATAAAAAATAAGTCAAGACAAGATATATCTTATACAAAATCCCCAAACCGATTATGCCTATTATTATTTTAATAATTTGAACTAACTTGTCAAACCCTAAATTCATAAAGTTTTTCATTTTTTATCGCTTTAATCGCCTCATCAAACGATAAAAGATTTCCATATAAATCTCCGCTCAAATCTTCCGCCAGTTTTCTTAAAATAATATACAACTTATTTCTATCTTTAACAACTTTTTTATATTCTTTATACTGAATTTGATAACTCGGTATTTCTTGACTTAATCTGAATGAATCATCTTGAAGGTATCTATTCCACCATTTATTAGGATTATCTCCTTGCTGTTTGCTGTGATTTTCTTCGTGTTTATAAAGCGGATAACTAATTACATTTCCCGAAGGATTATATATTATTTCCCCGAATGTAAAAACAACTCCTTCTTTCAATTTAAATTTCGCTTTTATCAATTCATAATTTTGCGGATATTCTTTAAGAATTATCATCTTGATTGATTTGATTTTTCTTTGGAATCTATTTGACTATATATTGTTTTTTCGGGCTTTTTAATAAATCTGTTAGTTTGAAAAGCAATGGCGCAAGCCACCAATAAATCAAAATGTCTCGTTGTTAATCTTGCGTCAACTTCTTTATCCATCAAATCGCCGAGCGTATATCCTCTTGCTTCGGCAATTAAATCAGAGTCGTTTAATTCAATCAATCCGTTTTCTATGGCCTGCGATAAAGCGGTCATCATTGACGGTTTAGTTGCCGAATTTGTTTCAAATCCATATTCAGTCGGAGCTTGAAACACTATTTTCGGTGCTCGTTCTGTTTTATGAATTTTACTTGTCGGATAAATAGTTTTTAAAATGTCAATCGTGCTTCCGTAATTTTTTTCAACAGCGACATAATTTTCACCAAATCTTTTTGCCTGCCTTGCTATTTCATAAGCAAAAGCATCGGGTTTGATTTCATTATTTTTATATGTGGCAATTACTTGTATCGGATAACAATCAAAATCCATAAATACGCTTGTTGAACTATCTAATCCTACGCCAGCCGCAACATCGTGTCCGCTTCCAATTCTATGCGAGGGGTCATATTTCTTGAATATCTTTAATCCCGCCACTTCATCAATCGGCTGTTTTGGTATCTGCTTATCAACGCTTTCCCTGTCAAAATAAACATCTTTGCCAGCCGAAGGCTTACAAAGATATTCCCCCTCATAATCTTCCGTGTCTTTTTTAATTTTCGCTATATCGTCTTTTGTATATCTGCCCCAAGTCGATTCGCCGTTCCTCTCTATCGGAATGATTATTTGATTTTTAATTTTCTGAACTAATTTATGCGTATTTCCTCTTTCTGATATGTAATTTGAATTATACACTATTCCGCCGTCTTTTGCTAATCCTGTTTTGGCTTCTTCCATATTCTCCCAAATTTTATGCGTAATCTGGGCGGACATAAGCGATAATCTTGTTTCAAAATCTTCCATTAAAATAAAATCTGGTCGGCTCTCATCTTGAATATCGCCTCTTTGGTCAGTTCCCACGCTATCAGCCGTCATTTTAATACCGGTTGCCGTAGTAAAACTCGTCATTGTTTCCTCTCTTTTTTCCGTTGTTTTCTCAAAGATTTCAGGATATAACGCCCTTACTCTTCGTGAAATCAACATATTATAAACATCGGTCGTTATCTGTTTTGAATTTTTGCTGTCTTTTGAAAGAGTTTTAAAATACTTCCTATAATGGCTTTCATCGTTGGCTATCGCAAACGCTATAAATAACTTCGTTCTCGTAGTTTTTGAACCGCCACGAAATATAATATCCAAAAAACTATCGCCATTCAGATAAACTCCAATATTTCCCTCATCTATTTTCCTATGAAAATCAGCGTCTTTACTTTCAAAATAATTCGGAAAAAAATACCTACTCCAATAAAAAAACTTTTTTCTTATTAACTCAATGTCATTATCTTGATTAAAAGAAAACAATATCCGAATCTGCGACATTAAACCGCTATTCAAAGTTTCAAGAATTGTTTTATTTAAGATTTTGTTCAAAGTAATCCTTAATGTTCTTTTTAAGTTCTTTTACCGCGTTAATTCTTAAATTATGTTTATTGGTTTGTATAATAATAACTCTTGCTCCTTCTTTTATAAAAGCGCCACCAATATATTTATTTCCAATCTTTTTTATTATCTTATCCATTTTCATTTATTGTATAATAATATGCCCGTTTTCTTTATCTATCCACTCAATCTCTTCTAATCTATCTTTATAAGATATTCCTCCGAAATTATAACCTTGTCTTCTTCCTGCCCAGTATAAATCTTCTTCATCGGGTTTTATTCTATTCATATCAAGTTTATTAAAATATATTTCAACCATTTTTCTAAATGGTGGAAATAATAAAATCAGCATTATAAATCTTTTTAATATAATTATCTTCTCTTTAATTTGATTTTCTCTTTCTATCGCCAAATTAAACAATCTATTCATTTCTTTGCGGATATTTTTTGTTTTTTGAAAATTGCTTAAAAAATCCTGAATACGCCAATAATAAGCAAAATCACTTTGAATAATCGTCCCTAAACACCAAAACAATCTTTTTACATCAACTCTATATTCCCTACTATCATATCGGCTTAATGGATATTTATTTAAGGGTATTTTTTCGGCGCATTCAATCCCGACTCTTATTATCTCTCGCGACAAAGAAGAAAAATCGTCTAAATTAACATAAGTTTTTTTTCCTAAATCCACCTCAAAAATCTGAATATACCAATCCACTAAATTTCTTAATATCGTTTTCCAAAAAAATAAACCTATTATTAGCTGATATTTATATTTTAATACCAATTCAATCGTAGCGATTAAAACTCTTTTGTTTGTCGCCACGCTATCAATAGTTTCTCGCTTTAAATCGCCTTTAAATAAGATTGAACATCCGTAAAACTTTGTTTGAATACCCTTATCGGTTTTAATATATTCTTCCACATAGGCCATATTTCTGAAAGTATCTCCAAACGCGCCTTCTACACTCACTATGTTTCCTTTATCTTTTATGTGCTGTCTTATTTTAGCGTCTATTTCGGGATATTTTAACGGAGCATTACTGCTTTGTAGTTTTTTCAACCATTCTTCTCTATTCATTAAATACTTGATTGATTTTATCTTGTTCTTCTTTGCTGGGCTTAAATAAATCTGTTCCGTCTTTGCCGGTATGCTCTTGTCTTTGACTCCATCTATTTTTATTTAATCTTTCCGCTACAAATTTACTTATATCAGCTTTAATCTTTAATTTATCTTTATCTTTGTTATTAAAATCAAGAAATTCATCAAGATTTTTCTCGGCTTTCTTAACCATTTTTTGATTCCCCATTGCTTCTGATAGCCATTCCGGAGCCAAGGCCGTTATGCTATTGGCGTATTCGTGAGTATAACCCGCTTTCTTGGCGCTTTGATAAGCGTTGCTAAATGTCGGACTTTTAGGATTAAGATAATATGCCAAAAAATCTATTTGTCGTTTGTCTTTGTTTTTTTTACCGGCCATTTTATAGTAATTTCTTAATAAAATTTTTCATATCACCAATTTATGAACTCGTTTTTATCTTCTTTAAACATCTTATTAAATTCTTTTAATGAAATGTTGAGGGTTTTCCTATCGCCATAAGCGATTATTTTGTCGTTTTTTACATCTCCTTTTTTATTAAATTCAACAAATACTCCATAAAAAATAACATCGTTGTTTTTTTGCTATTTTTGGATTGTTTTTAATACTTCTTTCATAGTTTAATTATAAAGTAATCATAATACTTCTTTAATTTTATAATTTTTATCCAATTTAACAATATCTAAATTATTAAATAGTTTATTTTTCTTTTTGTAATTTTTTAATTTTCTCGCAAAAAATTCAGCAGATGATATATTAAATCTCTTAAGACGCCCATAAGTTTTATCTATTAACCAATATGTTTTCATAATTTTATTTAATTATAACTCTTTTTTATCTAAAAATCAAATCTTTTAATATTCTATTTATCAATCCAATCTTAAATAGAAATCTCGCAAATAACCATTGAATTTTTACCCAGATTTTATTTTCTTTTGTCATAAATTTTCAAAGAAATACGGGTCAAATTTTATTCGTTCCTGTATTCCCTCGTTGAATAATTCATAATACTGCCCGACTAATTTCATTGGATTGTTTGGATAAAGATAAACTGCTTCTGTTTTTTTGCCATATTTTAGCAAATTATTTGGATTAACTGGTTGGCAAAATCCTTGCGGCAATTTAATAACAATAAATTTTTTTGCCGTCTTTACTCTTTTAACATATTCTATTTGTAAATTTATCCAATACTTGCCGTCTGTTTCGTGCGTAGGTTTTTCAAAATTTTTAATAGTTATATTCATACTAAAACATATTTTTAGTTTCAAAACTACTTACCACTATTGAACTTTTAATCGCTGACATTAACTTTTCTAATCCTCGCATTTCATATTTTAACCTTAATTCTTTCAAACCGCCTTCTGTTTGTCGCCATTTTGCTTCCACTGCTGTATCGGATAATGGTTTATCGCCAGCTTCTTTTATTACCCAAAATTGGGCTTTTTCTATTTGAACATCCTTATAAATATCCGATAAAAAAGCATATTTTGCGGCAATTTCCAAATGAATATCCGCCAATTTAGTAGGGACATTCTTGTTTTCCATTATTTCTTTCGCGTATTCTGTTATCGTTTTGAAGATTGATAATGACATTTTCGTAGTATTGTTTATTTATTTTTACTGGTTCTCTTCTTGTTTTTTCAAGCCAATTCATTATTTTTTCGCCCTTTACTTTTCTAATCTTTTGAAAGATTGCGGGGTCTGCCCTGCTGTGTATCCAATTATGGCAACCCATACAAACTTTAATAGAATTTCTCAACTCGTATCTTAATCTATTTGATAAAGATTTCGCGATTATATGATGACAACAATATGCTTGTTTTCCGCATAATTCGCACAATTCGCTATCCATACACCTTTGCTGAAAAATTTTATCTGCTTCTTTTCTTAATTTCTTTATGGAATTACTTTTTGCCATAAACTATTATAAACTCCTCAATCTGTTCTTTGATATTGTTTTTCCTCCCATATATTTTGTGAAATTCTTTATGCGCTATTCATTGGGGCGTTGATTTTATTACCAACGCCCCGAATTTTACTATTCAAGAAAATTCTCGCCTTCTTCATTTTCAGCTAATTCATCTAACTCATTATTAACAATATCATTCTGTCCTATCAATCTTACAGCTTGAACCCCTTCGCCAGTGCGAGGATTATCAACAATCCTTACATCAACTGTCATTTCTTTGCCAATCCAAGCATCGCTATTCCCGCTATAAAAAGAAGCAATAGCGTTAAAATTAACCTTATTCAACGAAAATTTCTTTTGAGCCCTTACATTGCCGCTTTTTCCGCTTATCACCGCAACGGTAAATACCCATCTTTTATCTTTATCCTGCGTCCCCGCGTCTAAAAATCTGATTTTATCGCCTTTAATGACATTGACGCCGGCTTTTAACCATTCCGATTCAAATTTTATATTAGGCATTATCTTTTTTAGATTTTTTAATGGCGACCTTTTTTGGTGTCTCAACCAGCGTTTCTTGTTTTATTTCAAGATTTATATTTTCTTGTATATCTTGTATTTCTTTTTCTGGATTAAACGGCTTATATTCCGCATCGCAAATCGTCATTGCCGATAAAAATTCTTTGAAATGCGTTTTTGTTTCCTGCGAATTATACGGCCCAAATTCATAACCTCCGGTAGTTTTATGATTTGTTCCTATTCTCAATACCGCCGTATAACCAATTTTATTTTTTCCTAAAATCTCCTTAAAATTTTGACCCATTCCATAAGCGGCGAGTTGCGCCCCGTAAGAAGAATAAATCCCTCCGCCGCTTTTAATATCAATCAATCCGATTTTCTTGATATAATCCTTACATTTACAAGTTTTTATTCCGCATTCTTTATTCAATCGCATAACTATATCAAGCGTTCCGGCATATCCGTATTTAAGATTATAAATTGGATATTCCGAAGCGATTAACGAGCTGTCGTGTCTGTTCCAAAACTCCTGAAATGCCAGCACTGCGTCCCACTCGTCATCGCTTAACTGGACTTCGGTCAAATTATCTTCCGCCAATACGGAAGTATATCTATCAGCTTTTCCCTGTAATATAAACAATCTTGCGACAAACTGATGAATTCTATCGCCGCGCTCGCCGGTTTCTTTTAAGATTTTATCAGCTTCTTCTTCTGATTTTGTTTTTAACCATTTAACAAATCTAATACCCTTCGTATATCCATTATCAAGAATAAAATTAACCGAACGGACATATTTATTTTTGCTTTTTATAAAGTAATTATTCCAATTACCTTTTCTATCCACCACACGAAATAAATCTTTATTTTGTGTCGATTTTAATTCATAAGTTTTCATTTTTTTGTAAGGGTGGAATGTATGAGAATTAATTACTTAAAACTCACACACTCCACTCTGTAATTAATTTTTACCGACCTTTGTTTCTTTTTTCATATATTTATTGTAATACTATAAATTCCTCTATTTGTTCTTTCGTATTGTTTTTAATCCCATACTTTTTATGAAATTCTTTGTGTGCTTTTTCTGATAAAGTAATTCCATTATCAATAGCAAATCTTAATTCAGGAAATTGACTAAAATTCTGAATATGATGAGGATGTAATTTTCCACCCTTAATTTCTGTTTTTTGGCAAGTCCAATTATCTCTCGCAAATACTGCCTCACGCCATAAACGAAATTCAATACTTTTTCTAATCGTATCGTTTTCTGGATTTACTCCGCCTCTCCATAAATGACTTTTTTCACCTTTTTGAGCTAAACTCATTTTCTTTTTCCATTCTTCTGATATAATTCTGCCTTTATTTGCTAAACTTATTTTTCGTTTTGTTTCTTCGGAATGTGGATGTTTTTTACCTTTTTGACTTTCGCTCATCTTTTTCTTATGTTCTTCGGATAATTTCTTACCTATATTCCACGATTTACCCCCTTCTTGATAGAATTTTTTATGAGTTTCACTTAACTTTCGCTTATGTTCTTCGGAATGTTTTTTACCTAACCAAAATCTTCTATTATTTTTACTCATTTTCTTTTTTGTTTCCTTACTTCTTTTTTTGCCTAACCAAAATTTAACAGGATTTCTCTTTTTTATCTCACTTAATTTTCTTTTATGTTCTTCTATCTGCTTATATCCTTTATTTGGCATATTATTTATTATCAATACCTATCCCGATTAAAAATATCAATCCAAGACCAATCATCAAAAGAACTCCCGCCAAAATTGCTCTCAAAAAACTTTCTTCTTTTTTTACTTTTTTTAATTTTGCTTTGAGATAGGTTAAGCCGTCTATTTCGGCAAATTCGTATTTATTGTTTTTCATAGTTTTGTTAATCAAGAATTAAATTTAAATTTAGAATGTTGTTTACAATATAGTCCATCTTTCCCAAATCCTCTTTTACGAAAACATTGATGTGAATGAAATGAACCATATCGACCTTGTTCAGAAACTGATTGAATACAACGAGTTATGTCCTCTTTTTTTTCTGATAGATTATATCCGTATGTTCTTTTTTCTTGTTTCATTTTAGTTTTAGTTTATTTACCGACCTTTATATTCCATAACGATTTCTTAATTCGTCTTTTTCTGTTCTTTCGCTTCCGTCCGCATTTAATTCAATCTCTTCATCATTGTTTTGTTTTATTTTGGCGACCTTTTAAAATATCTTTGAAACTGACCCAGATTTTCTTGTTTCAACCTTTATTCCTTTTTTTCTTAATCTATTTATCCAATACCAAATTGCCTGCCACGAAACATTATATTTTTTTGCCACCCCGCCAATAGTATTCTTTTTTAATAATCGCGGAATAGCTAAAATTTGTTTTTTATTTAATTTATCTTTACTTGCCATATTAACATATTATTAAACTAATTATAAAAAAGCAATAGCCCAACTGTGAACAACCTGTGAATAACTTTTTAGGCGGTTTTGGGTTAAAATAAGGTTTTCGGGATTGCGACTATAAAATCCATCATAATTTTCTTTCTACGGTTATAATTGTATCGTTTTTACTTCCTCCGTGAGCTACTAAAAGTATTCGTTCCATCTTAAATCCTCTATTTTTACCAAGCCCCATAGAATTCCAACCAAAACAGATTACCTTACCACCGGGTTTAATAATTCTTGCCACTTCATTTTTAATTCTTGA